ATAAAACGATCCATGAACCGCCGATAGCCAATACCCCGTCCGCCGATAGCCTTGAAAAACTCTTTAACCTCGGCTTCCTGTTGCTCATAACTGCCGTCATCTTCTGGGTCAGCGGTGCCGATATTCCACTCCATGCCAGTGATCTGACGTTTGCGGAAGTTGATGCAGGCCCGTGAGATTTCATGAGCGATACTAAACCGCCGGAGCGTCTCGAAGCTAACATCACTGCCCGGCTTCTTACGCCGCTGGATGCCGCCATTAACCATGTCCTGCGAGAACTGATAGCGCTTGGCACCGGTCGATGCGCCCGTCACACCAGTTAGAAAAGTTGAGCTAGGCGCTTTGGCCTTATTGATTTGCTCGTCAAGATGCTGGGTAACTTGGCCAGCTACCTTCTCGACGACCTTATTACGTTGTTTTTCAAGGAATGAATCAAGTAGTCCCATGTTGGCCCTTCTCTAATAATTATGGTTGATTAACGGTGGCATTGTCGGCCAGACCCTTGTAGTAGTCGAGGATGCCCGGTGTGTGCGGTTCGCCGTAACAAATAATGCAGGCATCGGCGAGGTCAGGGCTGCGGAAGCCACGCTTTTTGTAATCGTCCTTGCCCTCAACGCGCCGTTTGCCTTTGTTATCCATCTTCCACTGCCGGTTCGACAGCTCCATCAGCAGGTCGGCATCATAGGGCAACTGGGCTTCGGGCAAGACTTCGACCATGTGGAACCATGCCTCAGAAATCCAGTTGGGGTATTTGTCCTTGTCGTTCGGTTCACCGCCGAAGTTAATCGCCAGAACTTGGTAGCCACGCTTCATCATTTCATCAGTCACGCCACCACCAACGCCAGTATCGTCAATCCGTAGCTCGGTTTCTTTGTTGAAATCCATGAATTGTTCTAGCTGGTCGCAGACTTGGGTAGTGCGTAGCTTCTTATGCACCTGTGTTTTGATGGTCTTCAGTCCCTTGCGCATCCAGAATACCGTGCGGTCGTCGCCCATTCGGGCAATGTCAGCCCCGACTATCAGCCGGCCATCACCCTCAATTTCTCGCTGCATAGCCGCCAACACATTGACACGTCCCAGTATGGCCAGTTCGGCTTGACTCATTGGCTGGCCAAGCCATTTATGGGTGTAGAGTTCCGGGTTATATTCCTTGTCGTACTCGATCTCTTTCTTGATCTCTTTCGGCAGCCAACCATATTTCTCAGCTACGTCGTAATTCAGGTTCAGGATGCAAGTATCGTCACGCGGGTTCAGGCAGAACTTCTCATAGACCGGGTCGAGTTCGGTTAGACGGTTAAACGTCCAGATCATCTGGCTACCCGATTTACGCACCGTCGGGGTCAGGACATCAATACTCTCATGCGAGATAGTCTGAGCTTCCTCGATCCAGGCAATATCTATACCTTCGATGGACTTAACAGACTGCATATTGTGACGGATGCCCTTGAAAATGAAGTCCGAGCCAGTGACCGTGTTAAATATGCCCTCTTTCGTCACCTGATAGTCGGTGAAGTCATATAACTTGACGAGGTCAGCCAATAGCTGATGCGAGGAGTCCGCCAGCGAGTTCTGGAACTCACGGCCACAAAACACCCGCTTTTTCTCAGCTCTGGCCCGTAGTAGTAAAGCCCGTGCTGTAGTATGCGACTTCAGACTATAGCGCCCGCCGTGTATGCAGAGATTGCGCCACCATGACTCAAACAGGGGCTTGTATTCTATAGGTATATCGATTTTGACTTTGTTCATACAAAAACGACATCCTCATAAATCTGTAAGCACTCGGTGTGCCAGTAGAAGATTAAGATGTCCTATAGAAACCAGCCCCAGCCAAAAGTGTGGTAGCTAATTTGGCGCAAGCAATAACAGCAGGACGGCATCTCACTTTTTCTTCTTCTGCTCGTCGCCAATGAACTTCACCAGAGCTATATTTAGCGCTTCGCCGTTGGTGGTAATGTCCCTCTGCTCTTTGAACACTTCCTTGTCGAGTCGTTCCAATTGGAATTCGGCTCTAGTGCGCAGAGTTCTTTTTTTAGCCCAGCGGGCTTTGGCTTGATTAACGCGGTTAAAAAAATTCTGATCTTCCTTCAGCCAATTGTGAGCTGTCTGCTCGGTAATTTCGACGTAAAAGGCGGCGTACTTAATTACTGGTACGTCTTCAAAATAATCAATGAAGAGCTTTTTTTTCTCTTCGCGTTCAACCTCTGTCATTCTCAATTTCCACAGTTAATTTAAGCAGGGTGTCCCCTTCTAATTGTGAGAGATTCATCAGCCGTTTGTCGTGATTGGTTACTACTAGGCGATAGACTACGTCGCCACTGACAGCCTTACGGGCCTTGACTTCAATTGGTTCAACGATAATTACAAGCTTGTCCATCAATACTCCTCACTTGATGGTTCACCGTTGGGAGCAGGCGACCAGTTCGTAGGTGTATCATCTAAAACCGAGCTGTGAGCCTCACGATAGTAAACCCTTGATTCCAGCACTTTCTTCATATTACTGTCGGCTAGAAAATATCTAGCACGTCGGAAGATGTCAATGCAAGTGACGCGGGGAATGTTGAGCGCCCGTGCTATATCACTGTCATTCCAGCCCTCAATTTTAAGGTCAAGAATGATCTGAGCCGTGAATGGCAGCATGTCGTAGGTTTCTTCGGCAACCTCAAAGCCAACAAGCCTTTGCAGCGGCGTTTTTGGTAGTTTAGTTGTCCTCATGGCGCATTATTCCTATAACATCGTCTTTTTCTTTGAATATGGCGGTCTTGTCACGGACTTGCCGGGCGGTTACGTCCCGGCTGCAGCGTTGGCATTTCAGAATGACCGAGTCTTTGTCCTGTTTCAGGAACTGGTCGTGGCTGTAGCCGCAGTCGTGAGAGTATCTATAGATCGGCATTGTATTTCTTCCATTCTGACCAAGCACCACCTCGATATGTATATTTAGGCAAGGATAGGATTAAAATATTTGCAAGCCAATTTTCCTGGCAAATACAATATTGTGTAATTTGTTCATCCGATTCATTGTATAGCTGCTTGAAGCGTCTTTCTGCATTCACAGCGCTTCTTGCAACAATTCGAGATGGTTGAATTCTGCCGTCTCTATATAAACCGATGAATTGATAGACTTTCGGTATAATTTTCATATCGCCACCTTCTTCTGTTTACGTTCCAATGCCCGCCGTTGCTGACGGTTTAGCTTGACTGGCTGACTGGCAACTTTATTGAGCTGCACGGCATGGTCATAGGCTCCGTCAAATACAGTCTTCCAGTCCTCACAGACTGCATCCCAGCTGTGCTTCTTGACCCACTGCTGTGCGCCATCCAGGTCTGGTAGTTTACCGTCCATGACTTTTTCCAGAGCGGCAGCGGCAGCCTTAACATCCATTAGTGGGCGCATACGTTCATTGTCTGATGCGCCGAGGGTCAGCCAGTTACTAATGATCGAGCCGGACGGTACTAGATAACCCCGGTTATCGGCCATCATTTCATGCAGGCTGGTATTGTCAGGTGCGATGATAGGTTTGCGGGTAGCCATTGCTTCAGTGATAGATAACCCCCAGCCTTCGCCTAACGTGGTGCTGAGAATAGCATCAGAAGCATTGTAGATGCGATTTATCCACTCCAGCGGCAGACCTTGGTTGACGCTAAACACCTTGGGGCTAGGCAGGATAAAGTCTTTGTTTAGCTCAAAGCCGAAATGGTCAGCTTGGACAAGTAAGTTGCCGCCGGCATCATCGTGAGCCATATGTAGGTATAAAACGGCGTTGTCGCGGCCGCGATCTCTCAGCTCTTTTAGCACCATGAAGGAGCGCAGAATGTCTTTACGCGGCTGGTTACGGTTGATATTAGTAATTAGGAACTTGCCATCGGCATTGCCGCCGAAATACTTATGGCGAAAGTCGGCCACATCCTGACGGTCTTTGATAACATAGAAGTCCTTTAGGTTAGTGCCGTGATAGATCGGCTGGCAGAGCTTGCCGGCAACTTCCGGAAAAGCTAGCAGGGTTTCTTCGCGAGCGTAGTTGGTATATGGCACCGGGAAGTCTGTTAATGCCACGCACTGTTCGATCCATTCTTTCTTTGGCGTAGCGTCAATAGGGTAGTAGAAGATGGTCGCAAATTTCTTCTCAAGCGCCTCACGGGTGGCCTC